ATAATTTTACTTTCTACTGCTGATACATCATAACCTGTATCGTTTATTCTTCCTTTACTTGGAAGCTGTGCATCTGGATGGGTCTTTTTAAATTTGATCATAATATCCTTTATAATTTACTTTTTTACTATATTCACTTATTTGTGTTATCCAATTAGTAAAATCTTTAATATTCAAATTATTTTTAGCTCTATTACAAATTATACAACATGTAACTACGTTTTCTTTTACATAACCTTTTGAACTATCTATTCTATCTAAACCATTATAACAATAACCATTTTTATTATATTTTTTGTCTTGAATTGTCTTAGCATATGTATTAGGTAAACTACCACAATAAAAACAACTCGCTTTTGTTAAAATTTTAAATTCTTTTTTAGTTATATCTATTTTATTTTTACTACGTCTCTTATAAGTGTTATATAATGCATTAAATGCTGCATCACCTTCTGGTAAAGATAATTTTTCTCCGTTTTTTATACCTTCCCAACGCTTACATCCACAAGACTTTTGTCGTTTTTTAATTGGTTTTCGTATAAATGAATAATTTCGAACATAACAAATATTACCACATTCACATTTACATTTCCAATATGGTAATAATTGATTAGATTTTGCATTTGTTCTATAACCATCAAATGATAATACTGTCAAACTATTAATTTTTTTTCCTGTTAAGTCTCCACTTACTGGAATATCTGCTTTAGGTCTACCTTTTTTAGTAACCATATAACCCTCCTGGTAATATTTATATGGTTACTAAAAATTAAATACTATTTTCTAATAATAAATTTCTTTCATCTGTATTTGGAGGTGCTACTTCACGAACCTGTTGTGTTTTTGTAGTATCCACACCGTTCTGTTCTAACCATTGTATTAACCCGTTAATATTTTGAGCGGGTACTATATAAGTTTTTCCATTAACTGTTATTCTCTGTTCCATCTTCTTCTAATTCTCCTTGTTCTTCAGCCTCCACCGATACTTTAATATGATCTTCTAACAATGATTTCACTGCATAATCTATTAAAGCTGATGGATCCAAAGTTATTCTCTCCAAGCCAATTTTTGCTAAAATTGTAGCTTCTTCATCTGTTAAATCTATTTCCATTGGGACGAAATAGTTTTTCTGATCTGATTCTATTTCCCTTAATTCCATATTTATATTTTATACGTGATTCCTTATTAATCTACAATAAATAATTAAAATGTCGAGTAAAGCAAAACCACATACTAATATTAATGTCGATGAGCTATTAGATGACCTTAAATCTACTAAAAAACTTGGAGAATTTTTACCTACTGTTGCTGCAGCACCAACTATACAACCTAATGTTGAAGAAGAAGACTTAAATAAATGGGTTATTAAACAAGCTTCTTTATTAACTCAACAAGGATTAGATGTATCTGAAGTAATAAAACAAACAATAGCAACAGGAGCATCTCCAGATGAAATTGATTCTTATTCTAATTTAATAAAAGCTGTTTCTACTGCAATGGAAACATTAAATAAAATTAATCTTCAAAATAAGAAAGATAAAGCATCTAAAGAGTTAAAACGTATAGAAAACGAAGTACCTAAAAATAATGATACTAATGTTAATATTGGTACTGTAGTTGTTGCTTCAAGAGAAGAAATGATGGATCGCTTATTTGAACAAGCTTCTCAACGAAAAACAAAAACTATTAAAGCAGAATCAATAGATTAACTACATTTTTCACATTTTTTGTTATTTATTAATTTATCTGTACCAGTTAAACAACAATGTTCTGTATTCTCTTCTAAACAGTCGTCTACTTTATCATCTGTAATAATATTCTTCTTTTTTAATTGAGTTAGTCTTGTTTCAATTAGCGCGTTAAAGTGGAATAAGGTAATATTCATTAGATTTATATAAAGATAGAGAAAGAGTCGATAAACTCGACTCAATCTCTATTCAAAGGAAATTTATTCAACGTTTATGCTGAAGAGCTGGAACTAGAACTTGAACTTGAACTAGAACTAGAACTTGAGCTAGAACTTGAGCTAGAACTAGAACTAGAACTTAGACTCGCATATCGTGTAGCAATAATACTTGTAGCTATTTCTTGACCTTGGTCAAAAAGACGGCTTCTCTTTTTTCTTTGTGCATCTGTTAAACTGGAAAGTGGCATAATAAACTCCTTTATAATATTTATGTTTCTGGCACAAAAAAAAGCTCGACAATGTCGAGCTTTAATTTTAAGTTTTTTTAATACTCTTATAGAGCAGTACCACTAAGGGATGTGAAATCACTTCCATCCGATAGAGTTGTACTTGCTGTATCAGTGTATTTAAAGAACAATTGACCTGCATCCAGATACATTTCTGCAAAAGAATTATCCGCGGAACCTGTTGCAATGTCAGTCACTAAAAGACCTCCCTGCGAAGAAACATGTTCTGCGATCTTAGTAATGTTATCATTAGAATCGGCTGTTAGAATTGCGTTTGATGGATTTTGTACCATTGTTTTATTCTCCTTTATATACTTTAGGAAATCCTGGGGCTCTAAGAGCCCCAGAAATTATCCTTATCAGATTATAGGTAAATGTGAGCTTCACCTGGAGCGAAACCAGTACCAAGATCCTTAACGATGATCACGTGGTAGTAAAGTTCTGCACCGAAGATGTGATCTACAACACCATAACGAGTCTGAAGGCCAACACGTGGCGAGAAGTCGTTAGGACCAATCGTACGTTGTACCATTACAGGAATATATGGGCAATATACAATACCTGTATCATAATACTCTGAACCCTTGTAACCAAGTAGAGCATACTCAAGACGTGTAGCACGCTGAGTAGAACCAGTACGGTTAATCCAAGGCTGTTGAGCTTCTGTTCGTGTGTCACGATATACTGTGAATCGACCAGCAAGTGTTCCTACTTTAGCAATACCAGTTTGCTGTGTGCTAACTGTGCTATTAATAGGCATGAACTTGAATTCTGGAAGCATCTCTAGAATGGACGCAACTGTAGGTGTGCAAACAATAAAGTTAGCAGAACCACGACGGTTACGAACAGCAATTCTGTTAGCTTCAATCAGAATCTTCTGATAGAAGTCACGATTACGCTCTCCTAACCAACGAGCATCAGCAGAGATAGGTGTCCATGTGGAATAACCAACTGTTGCGCCTGCATTTAGGGCAACTTGAATCATTCTCATGATCATTTCACGGTCAATTTCAGCCTGAATCTCGTAGGACATGGCGTTAGTTAACTCGTTATCGATGTCAATACCGTTCATGTTCTTAAGATCTTGCTCAAGTTCAACCGACCACTTAGCTGCTAGACGACGAGTACCAGCTTCTACAGCTGTCTTCTCGAACTCGATTGTCATCTGCGGAATTTGACCAGTAAGCTCGTAGTTAGCTAACCATTCAGCTACACCTTGGTCTTCTGCGACAAAGTCAAAATCACCACCAGCAATACCGGAAAGTGAAGCAGAAGAAGTACCAGTATATGCTGTTTCTAGCTGGTTGTATCCAGCCTCATCACCATCTGCGTTGGATTGTGGTCCACCACGGAATTGTGTTGGGTTAGTAGCATCGTAAGTACGACGACTTGGATCCTGCCAATCAAGGCTGGCTCCGTCATAGCGGTAACGTAGGGCGAACGCAAGTCCGACCGGACCACTCATAGGTTGTACACCAACAATTTCGTTAGTGATTAGTTCAGGGAAAGTACGACGAATCATTGGAATAAGTACTTTTGGCAGACGAGCATCACCCGTTGCGTAGAAGTCTACATTACCAACATTACCGCCTTGCTGTCCCACGGTAGCAGGGGATGGGCCATAACCGAAAATCGATCCTGGTGTACCACCAACTGTTGTTTCTTTCAAGCAGTAACGTTCTTGGTTTTCAAGAACTACCGCTGTATTTAAGCGAATATGCTCATCCTCAATAGGCGCAACTGTTTTAGAACTGTAATTTAGTACAGGATCCCACTTTTCAAGTAGTAACTGCGCTCTGTCAGGAGTCACATACGATGGAGCTTGTTGAATATCATTCATTTATTTTTATTTCTCCTAATATGAGAGAGTAACTAGTACTCTTATCGTTTATACTGATCCTGTTTTTCTAGGCTTTTTAGATAATCACTTACTTGAGTATCTTCATCAGTTGAGCCGGTATTGTTTTCTGTGATCATTTGCTTATCAACTTTGTCAAGTTTAGATGTTGGTACATCTACTGTCTTGGACTTAGCAGTTCTTTTACCAGATTCTGCTAATAGTTGACGTGCACTTGTTTCATCACGATCAAACATCTTTACAACATATGAAAGGTTTTCAGTTATATAATCAGGATCTTTACCCTTCAATGTGTTTATTACAAAGTCTCTTTTCTCTTTGTCATAATTTCTTGTTGTCTTTTCTAAAATCAATGCAGATTTCGCAGACTTGTTAACTTGAGCTAATTTAATGTTCTGTTTGATTGATTCGTTTAGTTCGGACTTTAGAACCTCAATTTGGCCCTTTCCATCTTGAACTGCTTCACGAATCGTCTCACTAATATAATCTTCGTCAACTGCAACAAGTTGCTTAATTTCATGTAAAGTCTTTTGCGCTTGCTTGTTAGTTACTGCTTCTGCAATCTCTTGTTTTGGAATAGCTTCATCCAAATATAGATCAAAATAGCTAGAAATTTGCGAAACTAACTTACTCTTAAAATTCTTTGCGTCTTCGTTTATTACGGTCTTATATTTGTTTACCAAATACTTTAATTTGCCACAATGGTCTTCATCTATCTTTTGAATAACAGATTGAAGCTTGCCACAATGGTCTTTGTCAATTGCTTCTAATAATTCAGTGAGCTGTGTCGCATGCTGCTCATCTAATTTTGTTAGTGCAGTTTGTATTTCTACTTCTAGTCTTTCGTTGATTTGATTATCTACCGCTTCCGAGAATGCTTCAGTTAACATTGTCTTTGCTTCTGAACTTAAAACGTCTTCACCGATTTGGTCTAAAACTTCTCCAATTTTCATTAATTAATTCTCCTTCAAATTTTGCTTAATTCTTGTCTTAATTTTTTCTCTTACTGCGTTATCAAGACTTCTGTTAGCTTGTGCTAAATCACCCTCACATATATGAGTTACAAAAGCACGAAGATTTCTTTCGGCTGCTGACTCTTTAATTACATTTACTCGTTTACGTCGCGACATTTGATTTCTCCGTTAAAAATATTTATGTTTTTTAGTCCTTATTTTTTAAGTATTCTTTAAACTCTTAATAAATTTGAGTATATTTTCTTCAAGGACTTTCTGCTTTTCTTCACTATGTCTTGGCAAATTAGACAATCCCTTTATAAAACCTTGTGCTGCTTCACAAATAGTTCCATCAGTATTTAAAATATATTCCATATTTTCAAATATTCCGTTGATGAAAGCCTGTGTGTTTCCTGTGTTTACAGAAGGATCATGAACTACATCAGCACAAATAAGATGAAAACCTTGAACATGGTGAGTATCATTTCCACCAGGAACTAATTTACCTAATGCTCGAGACGAAACTCCTAATCTAACTCCATCTAAAATTAAACTTCTTACAATTTGTCCTACTGGATTAGATAAAACTTTAGACTTTCCTATAAATGTATTACCGTCTTGCGTTAATTCTGTGATCATATGACAAGCTCGTTCTGGATTTACTTCAACTGAAGTAGGATGATTTAGTTCACCTAATGAACGCTTTTCTGTAATCATTTCTTTGTTATATCTAGCCACTTCAGGAATCATTTCATTAAGCGTATAAATACGCCCATTCTTGTTCTTTTGTTCTGCCATTAAATATGGGCCTTGAATATATAAATTTCTTGGTTCTTTCGCGTTTTTTTCGTCAATTAACACGTCATATTCATAACATGGTTCCTCAACAAGTAGTTTTAATGTTTCCATCATGGTCTCCTAGATACTTTAAAGTATTTATTAATATTAGTACAGTCTTTTCGCTTCTCTCACACCTTCTGATGCCATTGATTGGTTTGTGATACTTCCTGGCACGAAAAATCCGACTCCATAGTTGTTACTATGAAACATTCTAGAGTCAGCTGCATTGAACGGAGTAGTTGCTTGACCACCTGTTGTACGCTTAATTGCATCACCAAGAGGAATTAGTGGAACTGTTAATCCATCCCCTCTTAACTTCTTAAATGTCTTAATCCAATTGTCTGCATGCCATGCATATAACCAGAAAATATTACCATCAGAATTCTTTTGTAACCATTCAATTCCTTGTCTATAATTATAACCCCAATGTCTTGTTAAATGGCCTGCTGGCTCAGATCCTGTACCATCAAATATCTTTGGCTCCCACCAAAATTTAATACCAACATTTTGAGCTCTCTCATATATTCCTGCACAATAACTTGGACCAGAACGAATTATGTTACCTTCTAAATCTACAGCATATCCAATACATCCTTCATTCTTTGCTTTGTGCATTTCATTCTCAAACCAATTTAAACTATCTGCTGGTCGAGAAGAACCATAATGTGGATATAATCTTATTGTATCACCAATCTTACCAGATTTTGCAACTGTTATAGCATTTGCATGTCCTAAATTATGAGCACTAGACATTTCACGATGAACAAACATACGTGCAACTGATTTATCACCATCTCCTGGTGGCGGTGGCTCAACAGGACCACCACTATTGTCTCCAATAAATTCTCCTTGTTCAAATTCTGGACCTAATTGAGCTGCACGTAATGCTACTCTCTTTATAGATGTTCCACTTTTAATAGTTACTGTTGCTTTATCATTAGCCTTCCATGCAAACATTGATTGACCATCTGGATATAAAAATGGATTATCTATATCATGAACAGGATACATTAATGGTACTATTTCTCTATCATAATCTTTACCTGGATTTGGAATCTGATACATAATTGCATCTGAAGTCGTAAGAGTTACTACAACCCATAATGGCGTATCATATAATAATCCTGCAAAACTAAACTTATATTGTAAACCTTTTAATTCACCTGTTGGTGGTGGAACTACTATACCATCATCAAATGGTGTTAATGTTCCCATTGTACGAGCTTGTTCGATAACATGCTTCGTTCCTGCATCATTTAAATGTTGTTTCCATTCTGGCTGTATTCCAATTATGAATATATTTCCATTTACTATAGATGATCCTCGTTCAGCATCAATCTTTGCAATAGTTTTTACAAGTGGTGCTGTAATACCATTCCAATGTTCATATACTGGTTCTAAATTAACTATTGGTTTATTTCTAACTGCAGTCTCTATCTCTTTGTACAATCCTTCAACATAAGCTGGATCTTTTCCATGAGAATGACCTGATTGTACTGTTGGAAATTCATGATAGTTACTTAAAGGCAAACCAAGATTACGATCTATACTTGTATGGGAATGTTTTGCATGTTGTGTAACTAATCTAGTTGGATCTCCTGCTTTAGCTCCACTACCTAATTTATTTGCATATGTTTTTGGATCACTTAAATCTCTTGTTGCATCCAAAGCAACTATAAAGTAAAATGGAATGTTGTCATATTTAGCTAAACGTCGTGTAACTTTCTCAGCATAACCTTGACATTTACTTAATGGTAAAATTGAAACTGGTGTCCATTGAGAATCTGGGATTACATCATATACAGCAGCAATACCAATACTTGCCCACATATTTCGTTTAGCAAGTTCCTGTAAAAGAAATTCTACTTTATTGAAAAATGGATCATATAATGTATCATTACTATTCAGGATTTTTGGTCCCATTAAATCTACTAAAATAGCATTATACCCTAAACTTTTTCTATTATCTAAATAATGTATAATATCTAGTTCGGATAAAGATAATAATCTCCAACTTGTATCAAATGCAAATAATGCGTTCTCACCTTTCCAACGAAAGTTTCTATCTTTAAATGTAACTCTTTTTGATACTGGATCTGGCTTTCCACTTGCAACAGAAAAATACCCTATTACAGCTGGAGTAGTTCCAGAAACATGAACCCACCATCTATAAGTATGACCTGGAGTAACCTTTAATTTAAATTCTTTTCCTCTAACTCCATTACGACAAAGATAATGCTTATTTACTCCACAATTATTTCCAGGTAAGCGAAGAGATTTGTCTGTATTATCATTACAACGAATATCAAACTTCATACTATCTGGACCAGTCCAACGCAATGTAACTTCTTCTGTTGGATCTAATTGTACATCATTAGTTGGACTAACTATCCCTAATTTTTGAGAATTAGATGAAGAAGTAGACGAAGAGGATGTAGAAGAATTAATAGAAGATTCAGACGAACTAGACGAACTCGACGAACTCGGTGTCGTACTAGATGTCGATGAACTAGATGTACTAGATGAACTTTGATCAGGACATTCTAGATCATCTAAAATCTTTCTTATATTTTTACTCTTTAAATCTATCAAACTAGTAAAAAACTCTACTTCATCTAACTTTTCTTTAATTGCTTTTTTACCTTCTTCTAAATTCATCTTAAATCCTTTTCTGTTAAAATTAAAAATTTATAATTATTTTTCTTACACCAAGCTTGGGCAGCTTTCCATTTAGCTGAATTAGTTGCCCATTGAATTTGTTCGTATAATAATGTTGACTTTTTCTTATTACCATGTTGTTTAGGTGGAACAGTTTGTTTTGAGGGTTTGATCTCTATTAAGTATTTTTTTACTTCAGATGCTGTTTGTAATTTAACTGTTCCATCTACGAAATATCTATGTACTCTACCATCTTTCGGACTAACATATGGCAAAACAACTGACTCGCTACTCCACTCTAATATTTTATTGTTTCTATCGCACCACCTAAAAAACGAAAGTTCTAAGCCAGATCTATATACAATAGGACGAATTCCTGTATATTTGTCTGGCTCTGACGGATCAAATACTCCTTGCTTATAAGGTGCTTTAATCCTCTTCTTCTTCGTCTTCGTCTTCTTTAACGTCATCTACTTCGTCGTCTTCCTCTCCAAGACTTAACTCTATACCAGGACCGACATCTACATCACCTTCATTATCATAACCACCCATATCCAGATCAACAACTTCAACTTCTGTTTCACTTTCTGCGCCTAGATCTGATAATACTTTTCCAGCTAATTCGTCTGTTGCACTACGTACAATTGATTGAATGTTTTCTCCAAAAGCACCTTGTGCACCATTAAGAGCATTTTCAATACATTCACCTGCATATTCTTCAAACAAATCAATTAAAATTTTATTGTAATTCTTTTGAAGAGCCTTTATTTTACGACCCGCTGTTCCTTTCTTCATATCATCTTTCATTTAGTTCACCTCCATTATTAATATTTAATTACCCAAGCCAGAATCGTGGCGGAGTAACTTCTCCATATCCTTGCAATAACTCTTCTTCTAGAGCCTTCTTTTCTTCTAATCCTTGTGAAAGTAAGTCATTATAATTAATAACTCCTCCTCCAAATAATTGTATGTTCTGATATTTACCTCTAATATTACCAATAGCAATTTTAGTTATAGCTAATGCATATTGACCAATCCATCTCTCCATTATCATATCTCGAATTGGTTTTTCTACCCAACATCCTACAATTCCTAAAAATCTATTATTAGCTGTAGGAGGTGGAATAATTCGTAGCAATTGATTACGATTATCAAAATCAATATGAAGAGTTTGAGCCAATACCTTTTCTCTTGTGTCTAGCCATCCTTTTAATACTTCCCATGTAACTAAATCGAATCCAACATTACCTAACATGTAACTAAAATAAGTTTGTTGTGACATAGCTTGTTCTAATGTAAATAAGGAATTAATACCTGTAGTTTCTCCAGGCTCAAGAGCAAATATTCCTACAACTTTTCTATAATCTGCTAAATCATAATCCCATGCTGCTGATGCATTAGTTGTCATAGTATTACGCATAGTTACTGTTAAAGAAAATAATTTATCTAATCTTAATCCAGGTTCAAAATATATATCAGAATTAAATACTAAATACTCTTCTGTATAACCAGCGTATTTTGT